GGCACGTTGTCCCAGTAGATGATCTTAGCGGTCACAAAGTCGTACACGCAGATTCCGAGATTGCGGATCCCAACATCGATTGCGATTGCGTAGCGCATGTTTTTATGAGTGTCAGAAGAAAAAGGGGTTATTTAGGGACCCTTGTGTGTCAAGAAATCGCGAATTTGGGGGCTTTGACGCAGAGTACAGTACAGAATCGCAAAAAGCCTACTGTACTGTGGTTCGACTCCACAAGGCTTCCGCGAGGTTCCACTGCGATCTCTCCGCAGTTGCCTCAGAGATCGCAGTGGAACTGCTCGCGAGGTTCCACTGCGATCTCTCCGCAGAAGCCTCAGAGATCGCACCTCGCATCATTTTCTCATGATTCAAATGAACCATGTTCTTCGACGCACAGCGCCGCTTCGCCACTGGTGACTTCTCGTACAAGCGCTCGCTGCTTGCGCAGTACGGCAACAATGGTCAGCCCTTCCGAGTCACACAGCCGCCAAAAGGCTTCGACGCACAAGCGGCGCTCGAGTTCCGTCGCCAGGAGCGCGCCGAATTTGAGCGCCTGAAGCAGCAGTACAGCGAACTCGAAGACAAGTCCGAGAGGCTCGCCAAGATTTTTCTAGAGCAGAAGCGTAGGAATGCTCCTAGCCGTCCTGAGCGCGACGACGGTAACGCTCGTCGCAATGCTGTACTGCTGCCCACGAGTCGTGCCGGTGACGATGACAATGCGACTCGGGCACAAGCAACGTGATAAATTCTAGACGAAGTAGAGTCTGATGACGGAGGTAGTCGTCTTAGCAGCTGTCGCCGGCGCTTTGTGGAAGGCCACACACACGCCGCGGCACGCAGTAGGCTCGACATGCACGACCGGCAACTGCAACCCGAAAGCTGGCGGGCCGACGGACCCGAAAGACCATCCGATCATCCTCGACCGGCCGATCGACACAGTGCACCGCGACGACACAGTGCACGTCCCGGACTCAGAGCACATGGGCCACTCGAGCCACACTCACAAGATTCGCCAGCATGTGCACCACCACAAGCATGAGCATGCTAAGGATCACCCGGGTGTGCACCACGTGAAGCACCACGTCGACCACGAAGAAAGTGACGGTCATCACCACGGTGGGTCTCACCTCCACGCACATCACAGGCATCACTAATTCTAAGCATAGGAGTAGCCTAGAAGCATGGCAGTGCAACTCTCGCTCAATCAGGGCCCTCAGGACGCTCTGCTCTTTGACAACACCAAGTCGTACTTCACGAATGTGGGGTACCAGCGCACTAGCAACTTCCAGATGCAGTTGCGCGACGTGGATTCACAGAACGCCCCGAACTTCGGACAGAAGGTCGAGTTCATCATCCCGAAGGCCGCGGACCTGCTCGGACCTGTCGACCTCGAGATCGAGTTCAACAAAGTGGAAAAGCCGTCGACAGCCAGTGGCAGCTACGCTGCGAACCTGCCTGCTGGTCACGCACAGATGTGGGGCTGGGTCGACAACGTCGGCTACGCGATGATTGAGAAGATCACCTTCTCGGTCGGCTCGCACGACGTTGAGACGCTGACCGGCGAGTCGCTGAACATCATCAACGAGCTGATGCGCAGCGGCCACTCGCGCTACGGCTTCCACCAGACGCTCAAGACCGGCCGGCCGCTCTTCAAGCAGGAGCTCGACGGCGGTGCTAACAATGCCTCGATCCCCAGCAGCACGGTGCATTACGACCCGAACCCGGATTACACGAGCTACGACCGCATTATCAGCTACGCGCATCGGCATAACCCGAAGCAGTTCAACACGCAGAGCGACGCACACTCGACGCATCACTCGACGTGGTGGGACTCGCTCGAGCGCCCTGGCATGGTCTACCCGCACGAGGGTAGCCACACCTCGACTGGCGATCTTGACGTCGGCGCCAAGGAGGGCAAGCGCTTGTCGATCCCACTCGGGCTCTTCTTCACATCGCACCCGTCCAAGTACTTCCCGATCGCTGCGATCGCCGGGTGCAACGACATCCGCGTGTCGATCAAGTTCCGGCCGGTCAAGGAGGTTCTGATGCAGAAGGGCACGTTCTCACAGAACGATACACCAAATCACGGACCGGTCTATCGCAACCCGTCGACGGGTGAAGCGTACAAGGCGATTCAGCTGCACGTCGGCGATCTCGCATCGGCTCTGGCCGACGTGACTTCAAGCGCGGAGTGGTCTTTTAACCCTACACGGCTCGTCATTGCACCAGGCACGGTCACCTTCGCCAACACCGATGCGGCCGCCACACCAGCAACGACCGCCACACCAGTTAATGCTAGCTATGCTGTCTTCGAATTCAAGACCGTGCTGTCCAGCACTGGCAAGTACCGCATCGTCAGCGTCACGCAGACCGCGGCGGGTAACATTGCTGACCTGACGTCAACAACGTTTGCGTACTACACTGGAGCGCGGACGAGCACGACATATGGCACGTACGATTCTACGGCTGGACCGACTCGGTGGCAGAAAGCTGCTTCTAACTCAGACACGGTGACGACCAAGATGCGCATCCAGTACAACATAGGCTCTGGCTCCGTGATCGACGTGGCGCCGCGGAACGACCCTAACGACCCTCCGGTGCCGACGGGCGGCAACTGGTTTAAGACGTGCAAGCTGCGCTGTCACTACATCCACGTCACGGGCCCTGAGGCGACCAGCCTGATGAACAAGGAGCACGTGCGTCTGATGAAGCTGATGGACGACACGAACCACCTGACGAAGCAGTTCAAAATCAAGTGCATGACGAAGGGCTACAACCAGAAGCTCGCACTGGACCTGAACTTCCTGCACCCGGTCCAGGAGATCATCATCACGATCCGCAAGGTCGCGGAGATGGGCTCGGCTGTTAGTAACTCAGTCGCACCCGGCGCAGTTGATGACGCGACGAAGCTCGCGCTCTCGACTGGTGGGATCAAGAACTACTTCGCGTATCACGGCGGCGGCCGCGACCCGAACTTTGAGAACTACACTTATTGCGTCGACGCCCTCGACCCAGTCGCACAGGTGCGCCAGCCGACGTACCTGCTGACGACGGCCTTCCAGCTTAAGCTCAACGGCCAGTCGCGGCACCTTGATGGGCAGGGCATCAGCCGCGACTACCTGATGAACCGCCTGATGCCGATGATCCACTCGGCCGCGCGCGAGGATTACGTGCAGGTGTCGCAGCACTCGACGCTCCAGGAGTTCGAGATGCTCTCGGAGCTCATGGACCGCAAGGAGATCTACGTGTACCCCTTTGCGCTGAACCCCGAGGGCGCGAACCCGAGCGGTTCGGTCAACTTCTCGAAGGTCTCGCACGCGCGGCTTGAGATTGACGTCGACGGCTTCGCGCCGGGCCTGACGAGCGACACTGCTAGCATCGAAGACGACTACATCGTCGACGTGTATGGCATGTACTTCAACTGGCTCGCGATCAAGGACGGTCGCGCGCTCACGTCGTTCGCGTAAGGCTACTCGGCGATGCTGGCCTCGAGCTCGACGTGTGGAGGTTCGCCGAGCGCGAGCGGGAGCAGCTGATCGTCGATGCGCCGCGCGAGCGTGTTGCTGCTCTCGATCAGCCCTCGGTATGTGTTGTAGGACTTCTCGAGATAGTCCTTGGCTGGGATTGGGCGGTTGTGCTTTGCGAGGGAGAGGGTCTTGAAGATGTCAACGGAGAGGATGTAGTAGTCGCGTTGCGCGATCATGTCGCTCTCGAGGCGCTTCTGAATCCCGAAGAAGAGCTCGATTGCGCCGATGATCCCACAGAGGAGCGCGATCAAGCTCGTTGTGATTGAGATCGCGCCCTGCGTCGCGTACGGCTGCATACCGACGCTGATGATCGAGTTCGCGCCGTTGAGCACGATCACGGGCAGCCGGTACCACTTGAGGCTGTCTCGGAGCTCGAAGTAGCGTGTTTTGTGCTTGTTTGAGAGCAGAAGGGAGTTAATACGAATGTTGTTCAAAACGCCGTCGATGTCCGGAGTCCAATCCATCCATCTAAAGCTTCTCAGAAGTTTCCAGTGCTTTTTTCCAAGCAGTGTCCAGAAAGTTAGATGGCAGAATGGAGCAAGCAGACGTGGACCGCGCTTTTGCTGAGTTTGACCGCGCTCGGCTACTTGTGTCTCCTCACCCAGCGCCTGCTCTACGCGATGCTATGCTTTGCGTCGGCTGTGGTAGTGATCGCTACACATACAACAACAGCGGGGCCTGTGAGGCCGGAGCACGTGTGTGCGACGACTGCGGCGTGGTGCAGCCTGGGAATGTCATTTTTGAGCACATGTTTGGTCGGCGCTGTTCTACTAAGTCAAGCAATTATAAGCGCATCCATCACTGGCACGAGAGAGTTAGTCAAATGCTCATCATGGAGTCGCGCATTCCGCCCGAGCACATGCTCGCTATTGGCGAGAGGTTACTCGACGGCTCGCACGCCATTATCTCGAAAGACACGATACGAGGCGTACTCCGATCTCTGAACCTGCAGGTGTACATCGAGAAGTGGCTGCAGATCATCGAGCGGTGCACCGGGATCGTGCCTCCCTGCCCCGGGCCCGTGATCCTCGAGCGCCTCGATCAGCAGTTCATCGAGCTCGAGAAGCCCTTCTTACACACAAAACCCAATTCCCGTCGCAACTTCCTCAACTACAACTACGTCTTCTGCCGCCTACTGCAACGCATGGGCTGCACTAAGTTCTGCATGTTCTTCCCTCTCATTCGCTCGAAGCACAAACTCCGCGCGCTGGACGACACGTGGTTCAAGATGACCGATGTTCTTGGGTGGGCGTCGGTGCCACTGGAACTAGTCCCACCATTTGCCGTGAAACTTCATGACGGATCTTCGCAACTTCAGCGGCTAAGACAGTCAATTTCGTGTTTAGCCCCGGTTGTGCCGCGGCCACTGCCAAGCCGAACGGTATGCCCCCGCTTGCTTTCAGATCGTCGAAAATCACCAAGGCCCGAAACATCACGACCAAGATTGCCGTCTGAACCGCAGTTTCAAACATTAGCTCTGCAGCTGAAGCGCCGGCGTTTGCAGACGGCATCATAGCCTCGGCTGCCGCACCGATGACGAGCCCTGTGAATACGGAAAACACTGTCGTCGCGACGTCCTCGTCCATACCCATCGTGCTGCTTACCTACCGGAAAAAAAGGGCTTCCAATGCGGCGGTGCAATGTCCTCGACTGTGAGCAAATAGGTCTTGCTCTCTGAGTTGCGAGAGGGTGGGACGACCGACGGGTCGTAGATCGAGCTCTTCCAGTACTCCTCCGAGCCCATCTTAAACTCACCTGGGTCCACGGCCTTCCACCAGCTGAGCATTGAGATTGGATCGACATTTGTCTCTGGGCATGTGTTAACGACAAGGCACTCGTTGTCCTCAGTGTACGCGTCGAGCAAGCGCGCAAAGCCGTCCTTAGTTAAGAAGCTACCGAAATCCTCCCACAACGCCTCGAGTTGGCGCGATTGGATGCACTTGAGCATGAAGCAGTAGTCCGTGTTGCCTCGCAGTGTCGGTGTGATGGCCTTTGCGTACTGCGTCGTGATGAGCACAAAGACCTTATAGTGCCGCCCAGCGACGAAGAGCTCCATCAGCGCCTCGTCGTACTTGAGCCGCTGGTCCGAGATCACGTCATCGAGCAGTATGAAGAAGCGCGCCTCTTCCTCCTTCTGCTCGTCAGTGAGCTCTTTGTCGTTCAGGATCCGCTTTTGCCGGCGGAACACGGCCTGGAGGATCGTGGGGTCGTAGTGCTTGTAGATGTACTTTTTCGGTATGTACTCGCGCCAAAACTTGTTCAATTCATCTGTTTGACTGATCACAATACCCGCTTTGAACTGATCTTTCATCAAGTACATGAGATTACGGAAGATCCACGTTTTCCCAGTGCGACGCTTACCCACAGCGACGATCGTCCCGTCGAGCTTAATGTCCTCTGGGTTGAACTCATCGAGCGTCGGTAGATTCACGTCCTTGTACACATCGGTCGCAAGCACGGGCATGGTTTCGTGCTTGCCAAACTTTTGCTTCGGCCCTGAGGGTTGGGCCGTCTTGACGCGCTGAGGATTCGGGTCCTCATTCTCCTTGTTCGCGTCGACGCGAGGCATCTTCTCTTCGTCGTGTAGCCCTAGAAGATTGCACTCGCAACATATTTATCATTAATATGTCTATAGCACTCGTGCTAGAGCACTGGCTCTTCCTCAGTCAATGCCTCGACGTACGCGTGCGCGAAGTCGTACTGCGCAGTGCCGAAGGCAGTGACGTCCTGTGCTTGTGGGAGGCAAGCGCGCTGGCAGACGACCTGCACGTCCTGGAACCCCCACTGGATCCCGAACTTGTCGCCGCCAACGCCGGTGTACACCTGGTTCGCGAACATCGTGACCGCGACGACGTCGCCGGGCGCGACGGTGCCGTTGTGCAGCACCCTACCCGTGTGGTCGCAGACGTTGATCTTGCGCTCGAAGTTCTTCGCGAACTTCGAGATCGAGAGCATCAGGTTGTGGTACAGCACCCGGCCCGTGCACTTGTCCGTGCGGTCCTTGACGCTGCGGATCTGCAGCACGCGCACCTCGTCGCGCGAGAGGTTGTTGCGCTTGAGCACCTTCCACTGGTTGTCGTGCACGAAGCTCAGCAGCCGGTCGTCGATCGCGTCCATGATCGCCTCGAACTGCTCGAACTGGCTGTTAGGCGCGTCTCCGATCGGTGAGCCGGTCAGGTCGAGCGTGAACTTGGCCTGCTTGACGTCGGCGGGGCCCCACATCGTCCCGAAGTTGCCGTCACCCGTGACGCGTGGCCAGAAGGTCACGGCCGCCGGCGTGACGAGCGCGACCTCCGATGCGTTCGGCCCGATGTACATGTTGACGTGATGCTTGCCATTCTGCTGCTGGTGGCCCAGCGAGAACTGGAGGTGGTTTGGGTCGAACGCAGTCCAAGGCACAAAGTTCTTCTTCATCTGAAAAATCGAGGAGGGCAGATCGGTTGAGAGGAATCTCCATACTCATTCCTTAGAAAAAAGATCGCGTCCACTGTGGGCAGCGTCCCGACAACCGGCTCGTCGATGTATGGCGGCTCGTAATTGCCACTCGCGTACTTCTGCTGCCCAACGTCCTTGCGGCGCGTCTCGACACACGTGCGCACCGCGGGCTCTTCGCGTGTGACAAGGCCTTTGAACGGCTGAAGCGGCAGCACGCCGTTCGCAGCTGGTGATTCAGTCTTCCAGTGGGGCTCTTCAGAGAAGCGTCGCTGTGCCATCGCTTGCTCTCAGAGCAGAAAAAAGCTCTTTCTTTCTAAGCAGTGTTAAAGCAGCGACCGATGGAGCAGGAGCCAGTCGTCTTCAGAGCCACGATCGTCGAACCGAAGGTCCCCGAGGAGCCGCCGGCGCCCGTTCCACCGCCGCCACCGCCGTCGCCGTTGGAGCCCATCCCCGAGGAGAAGCCGCTCAAGCCCGCACCTATGCCAAGCTGCTGCTTGCCCGAGCCCGAGCACCCCTTTGAGCGCTTCGAGCGTCAGAGTGAGTTGGCTGACGCGCTGCCGAGTATCTTCATCGGCATCGGTGTCGCCTACGCAATCGGGATCCTGACTGGTTTCGTGATTTTCTCATCCCCCAGTATCTACTTGGAATGAGCACACCCACTGCATTCTACA